AATATATTGATGTTTCTCAAGTAAGTGACCAAGTAAGTTTGTAGCATTACCGTTTGCTGATTGGTAATTTGGTTGAACCAATCCTGTGAATAACAAGTTTTGAGTTTTTCTGTCAAGTCTTAAACCGTTTAATTCACCTGGTTCTAATGTTTTATATACATTATCCATGTATAATTCCATTTGTTTTTGTTGTTGTTGTTGCAATTGAGCTTGTTGTTGCAATTTATACTGAACTTGTTTTTCAGACATTGCATCCAACTTAGGTTTAAACTTAGCTGCTTTATTTTCTAATTCACCACGATCATCCCACCCAACAATTTCTTCTTCAATCTCTTCTTGGTTACCAAAGTTGGTAGCTTGAAGATAGCTTCTTACAATATGTCTAGCATCATTTTCATCAGCTGGATTCATTTGTCTTACTTCTTCTACTTGAGCTAAGCTTTTAAATAAACCTTTTAAATCAGTACCGCCTTTAGAAATGTATTCTGCAGCATACTGAAACTCTCCTGGTAAAGAATTAAAAAACTGCTCAGACACTTGGCTAGATAAGTTTTTTTCTTTTTCATTAAAGTTAGCTTCAATTAATTCTTCAAAATCTTGAAGTGTATATTTGTCTAATGGTTTCTCATCATCAAATGGAGTAAGTAAGTTTTTCTCAAACAACTTAGTAGTTAACTCAATTAAACCTTCTTTTTCAAGTTTAGGTCTACCTGTAGTTTTTTTAGTGTCTACTTCAGTGTCATTAACAAGATCATTAAATTCATCACTTGTTATTTCAGGAGCAATGACCTTAGGTTCACCACCTTCTTTTTTATCTGCATTATCTGCAGGAGGTGTGATTTCTTTTTCCTCAGGTTTATCAAGAAAAGACAAGTCTGTCTTGTTACGTGAAAAAATTGAGTTTTTTACTTTGTCATCTCCGGAAGAAGGTAACATAACTGCATCTCCTATGTTTAGGAGTTGATCTAGATCCATATCTACGGTATCTACAGTTGTATTGTTATTGTTGTTTTCCATTTTTATTTTGTTGGTTGGTTATTATTGACTGACATGTCATATACTTAATATAACAAATTTATGCAAATAAACTTTATATATTTGCTTTATTATTATTCATAAATAAAGTTTTTTGCATTATAACGCTAGTTTTACTTTTTTGGTTTAGGTTTATTTTTCTCTTGAGCTCTTTTTTTAAGATCAAATTGATTTTTGTTCTCTTGAGCTATGTTCATATCCATTTGTTTCATGGCCAATTGTGTTTGCATTTTCTCACGAGCTATTGAGTTTTTGTCTGCACCATTAATAGTTTTGCTTCTTTCTTTCTGTTGTTCAAAACTCATTGTTTGTTGAAACTCATTTGAACTTTGAATTTTAGTTAATTCATCAGAGTAATCACTTTGCTTGTTTTGATTTATATCCTGCATAGCGCCAAAGCCGGCTGCTTTAATTTCAGCAGCAAGTAATGTAGTTCTGTTACGGTTTTCTTCTTTAAGTGCATCAGCATCAAGTTCCATTTGTTTTTCTTGCAATCTGGTTTGATTAGCTTGTTCAGCCATTTGCTGTTCATGTTGCATTTGTTCTTGACGTTGAGCTTGAGCTTTTCTATCAGTTTCTTTTAATACATGATTAACCTCAGCTAAGGATTCAGCCTGCATAACATTACCTAGATCAAAGATTGTTGCTCCTGTAGTATTATTACCTACAACCATTTGTTTCATTTGCTCAAGTATAGAACGTTGATTAGCTTTAGTAGTGCAGAATAAATTAAGATCTCTTAATAATAAATCTGTACCATTCATCTCAAAGTTAACTTTTTCCTCAGTGTTTGTAATATATTGTAATCTTAATGAAGGTTTAGTTGAGTGATAATGTTGAGCTAAGTCTGTTCTCATTTGGTGTACTCGTGGCATTAAGTAATCACAATGTTGTATAAAGTAAGTTTCCGTCTGGGCGTATGAACCGGTTACGGCCTGTTCAATACCTTTAGCTGTCTCTGTTTGACCTATTTGCTGACCTAGACGTTGAGGTGTGATACCGATCACCTCAAAGCATTGTTGTTTAAAGTAATTTGCCATTTGTATCCTTGATAACATACGGTTAGTTTGTTCAAGGTTTAGTGTTTGAAAATGCTGGAAATTAAGTGCATTTTCTGTGTTAGTTATAGATGTATCTAAAGGTAACATCTGAAAAGTCTTCATGGCAACATAAGCTTTGGCTAAATTGTTTTTACCCCAGTCTTCATTCATAGAGTGACGTGGTAAAGCATTTTGATCAAGTAAGATAATTGTACCTAACTCATCAACTAAGATATCTGCTATTTGGTTATTTACAATGTTGTATCCAATCTGAAATGGTTTCATTAAATCTACCATAGCTGTTGACCTAGTATTACGGTCAGAGAATATAGCGCCTTCTACAGGAAGTTTACAACCATAAAGAGTTTTATCACCTTTGAATTGAAATCTTAAAGGGCCAATTTTATTTTTATCAATACCTAAGTACATTGGATTGATGCCTCCTGGATTATTCATACCCCAGAAAGAAGGATGATTAGGGCCTATTTTAACTCCACCCCAAACTTCATTAATCCAGATCCAATCAATGTGTTCTCCAAATACTAAATTGTCTTTACTTTTATTTGTAACCAGTCTGGTATTGTAAACAGGTTTATCAGTAACCTTGTATGATTCATCAACAATGTCAACAATAGTTTCACCATTTTCAGCAATCTTTGTTAAGTGGCCTAATTTACGTTGTGATTTCCAATAAGATGTTGTAACACGTAATAAAAAAGAAGAACCCATTGGTGCATAATCTTCTCCTTCAGCCATAATCCAGTTAATAATATCTCCACCAGGTGCAACTGAGTTATCCCACATTGAAGTAAATTGACGGTAAGCTAACCCTGGCATATTACTATTCCAGTCATGAGACTTAGTAGCGTCATAATAAGATCCATCATTTTGGTAACCTTGTAACGGATAACCTGCAGATCTTACTGGGTAAATTGCTTCAAGAGATTCTAATTGGATCTGAGTCATCAGATAACCATATTTATCAATAACATCCGCAATAGTCATCATATCCACTTTGCCGGCCCAGTTACCTTGTGATACGTAACGAGCATCAGGTGACTTATGATAAAAAGTTAATACTGGATTCCACAATTCAACTTCATAATCATCTTCACCCATTTTAAAATGCCAAAATTCTCTATCAGTAATAAGCATATCTCTGAAAGCTCTTTCTTCAAGTTCATCCATTTTAAAACGTTCTTCATCTATTTTCATTTGATGAGCAGCCCATTGCTCACACATACTTCTGTAATCTTTATCAAAGAATGTTTGAATCTCTGGTAAAGTCTTCATGTTTTCTGGAGACATTTGTTGTTGCATTTGTTTTTGAACTTCAGGATCATCTTGATTCATTCCTTGTTCAATCATTTGCATCATTAATTTTTGTTCAGCACGTTGAAACAATACATCTTCTACTTGAGATCTTTTAGCTTCTAGTTGTTCATTATATGTAAATTCATCTACACCACGGATAACTGTTTTAGTATTCCTCTTAGCAAATTCAGATACAAGTACATTAACCACGTTAGGGATAATAGGATAAAATTTAAGTTCTAATGCAGAAGTATCTTCTTGAACCAATGTCTCAATAAGATCACGCATCTCATTATCTTCTTCAATAATGTAGTCAGCTTTATCAATTACACCTTTAGCCAGTTTATAATTTTTCATAAACCTACGTGCATTTCTGCGTATTTGTTTAAGACCATTCCACTCTAACCAGTCACAGTTCCATGCTGTCCATTCATCATCTTTTTCTGCACGTGGTATAAATTGAATAGGTTGGGTAATGCTACCCATTCTGTTATATTCTGATTTTGCACCAGCTTTAAGCTGCATTGCGTTTAATACTTTCATATTTTTTTATCTTATATTTTTAAAAGGACTTCTTGGTGCACTCATTGAACCACGTGTTCCTGCACTCTTTCCAATATGCCGGAAAGGGCTTACGTTTAATTTAAACAAATTTGATGACTTTTCCAAGTGATTTTTGTCAAGATTTTCAACTCTTTTTCTAAAACCTCTGTTTGCTTGCTGTACTTTAGCAAAAGCAATCAACGAAGCAAGGGCTACAATTCTATCTACATTGACATCATCGTTGTATGCTTTCATTTCTTCCATGGCCATGACATCAGGGATTCTCTCAATACCATAAATGGTTTTTACTATGGTGCCGTCTTCTTTAGTTTCAACATCTATTTCCTCTCTTAAGTACTCAATTAAGTAACTTAATAAATGACCTTTAAATATTGTGCTTACATTTTTCCAACCATATTCTTGAAACACATTCCTATTTGCAGACAACTCTTTTAAGAAAAAGATTTGATCTTTGGGCACTAAGTAACGTTGTTTGTGTTTACTGATCATGTATTGAATAAACAAGGAAACGTTATTTTCTATTAATGTCCATGAGTTATACCATTCAATAATCATCTCAAGTCTTTGATGAGTTTTAGTGATATCGTCAAAACGTCCACACCAAGCTGCTACAATTTTATCTCTTTCAATAAACACTTCAGTTTTATCTCTATCATGACGAGTTACTTCAACAGGATTTTTATACACATAAATAGAGCACAAAGATTCTGATGTTGTAGTCTTACCTTCTGACACAGGATCTATTGAAGCATAATATGTTCCCCAGGAAGCATTAGCATCTGGTCTTTCCCACACCACAAGTGCGCCTGTTTTATCTTCTGTTTTTTTTGTTATAGGAAATTCACTGATAGGTAACTTATTTGTAATCTTAGGTTCAATTTTACCATTGGCATCACGTATAAGTTCAATATGCTCATAGTGATATTCTTTATCTTCAATTCTTCTTTTTTGTGCAGCAATTAAATTTTGTGGAAACAATGATACTTTTCTGTAAGCAAATGCTTCAGCAATATTCCGGGGATGCTGTGATACACGGAGTTGGTATTTTTCAGGAGAAAGATCCTTTTTCCATTGATCAAATTTAGTGTTAAGAGCGGCAGTTGCTTCTTCTACTAGTGAATTACCATACTTATCAATGTAAGGAGGCATTGACCATTGTTCAGGAATAAATAAACCAGATTGGCCTATTGTACCTTTATCATCTAATAGATCTGTTGTTACTGGATAAATACTATTTACAACAGGTCTTTCAATCATTTCTTTAAGGGGATCACATTGATCAAGATCACCTACAGAACCTGCAGCAATAAAAGTACCTGTAGTTATGTCTCCGGATTGTAATGCTGGAAACAAATACTCTACAGTTTTATCCATTGTGGGAGCAATACCAGCTTCTTCATAAAAAAAGAATCTTATTGCACCCCCTACACCAGCAGTATCATTTTGATCAAAACTCACACCTTGAAGCACACCTTTTAAACCTTTTAATTTAGATCTACCATCAGGACCTGTATCTTCAATTTGTTGTTGCCACATTAATATCTTACCTGGATTCATTGGACGGTACCAAGCAGTCTTATCATCTAAGAAAGATTTGTATTCCATTAAGAATTTCCAAGATCCTTTTTCATTAATATAATCTTTTAATGATGCACCCATTTTAAGAATAGGTGTTTCTTCAAACCAGATTTGATTAATAAGCTTAGCCATGTGAAAATAACTTGAGCCAAACTGACGTTTTTTTAAAATAGCAGCATGCATCCAGTGAAGTTCTGCTAGTATTTCATAAAGAGCCATGTGGTATTGACTATCCCATACTTCAGGAAAATCAAATTTCTTTTTAACTTTATCATTGATTGGGAGAAAGTTAATCCACATATAATAATCACGAGATAAATACCAAGTCTTAGATTCATTTTTAAAGATAACACCATTACGGCATTTTGCTTTTTGATCTTCCCAGTAAGTTAAATAGTCTCTGCTTCCTTCAGGATATAAACAAAAGTAACCAGCTTTATTAAATTTTTGAGCTTGTGCGTTAAACTCTAAAGCTGTTTCATCAAATTCATACAGACCGGCACGTGCTTTAAACAAGGATACTAAAAACTCTCTAAACTCCAATAGTGTATCAAAAGTGGTAGTTGACCAAATATCATTTTCCCAGGTAGGAACAACTATATAAGGATCATTTGTCATTTAATAATTTTTTAAGAGCTGTTTTATCACCTTTGGTTTTTTCAATAATCTCAACCAAGGTACTGTGCTTTTTTGAAGTCAATATATTTTCTAATTCTCCATTAAAGTATTTATTAAGATCATCTCTTTTAAATGCATTCCACATATTAGTGTAGTGGTTGTAATGGAACAACCAGTCATATAAGTTATCTTTATTGATCATAAGCTAATCTTTTACCGCCCCTTGCACGGCCTTTAGTTTCTTCTAATTCTTGTAACACAATTTTTTCAAGTTGTTTGTACTCTAGTATGGTTTTACCTACTGACTTTACTTGAGATTGTAATGCGCCAATGTTGCCATCTCTTCCTGAAGTAATAACAGCAGTTCTAGCAAAAGCACCTAATCTTTCAAGTAACCCTTTATTATCTAAGTAATATCTGTAGGTTGTTGTAACATATAGTAACTCTAATTTCTCAATAGCAGCAATCATTTCCTCATCTTCAAGAGTATATTCTCCAGGATAATCCTTTAAGATAATATCTTCTTTTACATCTTCCTCAATATTAACATAAGGACTTTCCATATCATACATGTAATAAAGGTAGTTAAAAGCTGGTATAGGATCAACATATTTATCATGCAATGCTTTTAATTCTGGAATGGATAAACAGTTATGATTAATTACAACATGCCCTCCAATTATATCAAAGAATTTTGGTATCATTTTTATTTTGTTTTATTTGTTCACAAAAAAGTTTATCATCTTGTTTAAGGTCCATAAAAATATATTTAACAGACACTAAACATTTTCCATCTTTATCTTTTTCTATACACAATCCATTATTTGTCCAATAGGATTGTTGTTGATACTCATCATTGCTCATCTACTACATTTTTTTTATATAATTTTTTAAAATCTTCATAAGTTATATCTAAACATAAGACTGAACCGGTATCTAGGATAGCTACAGTGTAAGGCTCTGCTTCACCATCTCCATTCAAAGACTCTCTAAAATATTCAATATTAGCAATATTAAAAGTACATTTAGAAAACTGTAAATTTTCTATACCTAAATCTTCTTTTAATTTACTGTTTTCTAAAACAAGATTAAACTCAACCATTACTCGTTCTTTCATATTACTTTTTATCACTTGTATGATTTATCATGTTAATTATTTCTCTTTTTAAATAAGGTACTTCATAAGGAATAACAGTTTTTACTATAGGTTCATTATTAGCATCTTTACGCAATATAGGATTACCAAATTTATCTTCACCATCTTTTTCAAAAATCACATGATGTAACATCATTTTACCAGGTTTATAATTAGGATTATGTTTTAAAATAATATACATATAAGCACTTAATTGTAAAGCATAATGGATAAAGTTACAGTCATCTAAATGTGAGCAAGGCCCTGTCATTTTTTGTGAGGTGCCATCCCAGCTTTTAAAGGATTCTTTCTTAATCTCTTTATTTGTTTTATAATCAACTATATCTACAGTATCTTTAATTATTTCAACTCTATCTGATTGTCCACATAAACCTGCTGATTTCAAATATACAAAAAGTTCCGGATATATCCCCTCAGTTAATCTTTGTAATGGGGCATGTTTTATACCATTATTATAAATAGGTTTTATAATTGGTATAGCTACACCTTGTCTCTCAATTGTATCTATGCTGAGTAAATCAGATTCACGCTGATCATGATAAAAAGTTCCGGCTGACATAGCACGTCCAGATTCTTTTTCCCAGTGAGCTTGTATTTCTTCTGGGGGAATGCCATACCATTTAGATCTTTTATTCTTAGAAGATTTAATTGATTGAGCAACTGCATCAAACTTTTGTTTGAACTGTCCAACAAATGTTGTGACACTTACCCATGTTATACGGTCATTAGGATCTAAGCTTTCATACTTATGATCCTCTGCTTTAAATGTTACTGCCATTTTGAGTTGTTGTTTGTAAAGGTTCAAAGATATTGTGCTTTTCTTCTATTAAAGGAGGCATCCCTGTTAATTGACTTATTATTCTTGTTCCTTTACAGGTAGGACAAAGATGTTTAGTATAAGAACAAATAGACAAAGGTATTTCACCTATCCAAGGATCATTTCCTGATCCATTGCATATTGGACATTTTT